TCCACCACCTCGGAGACACCACTCACCGCGCTGATGATATTGCTGACTTTAAAGAAGTTCAGGGAGATCACTCCGCTCTGGAAAGCAATTTCCAGAAAATGTGCCTGAACATCTGTCTGAATCTGGCTTTTAACCGTTTCCTCCGTGTATCCGGCTGTTTTGTGAATCTCGCATACAATGGTTACATCAATACTCTCCGCTGCAGATACCACCGGGTTAGCCCCCACAGGCCGCTTCGTATTGATATACTCCTGCACAATCCGGATTTCTTCTTCCGTAGGTGCCTGGGCCGTTGTGGAAACAATGGCGATATATACGTTTCCTGTTCCGTCTCTTGGACTGGAAACTTTTGCATTTCCCGCCACCCTTTTGCCCTGGGCATTGGTTGCTTCCTTGGCCCATTTCACATAATGTTTTTCATTTCCACTGGTTCCCATGTCACTTCCTTGAGCAGCCAGTTCATCCTGCAGGGGAGCAATGAGCATCGCATTAAATCGGGCCAGTTCTTCAGATACCGCCTGCAGGTTATCCATTGTAAAGCTTCCCTCTATCCTGGAATCTTCATTTTTGAGGCTTCCTTTCATCCTGGCCAGAATTCCATCTGCCGTAAAATCCATTTATACATTCACCCCTTCCATTCGGATCGGTACCGTTTCTTTCCCATAAATGCTGGTACAGTCAAATGTTACTTTCATCCCCCAGCTACTGGTCTCAAAATTAAAATTTTCCAGTTTCTTGATATATGGATTTACCATTAACGCTTCGGTAATATAACGCTTCATTTCTGACTTTACTATTTCTCCGTTCATGGAGTGTCCAATGAGCTGATCCTCATATTCTTCTCCGAAGGCCGGAGAATAAGCTACGTGTCGGAACCGGGCTGTTGTAAGTGCCTTAAATATCCAGATCCGGAGTGCAGCATTTCCTTCCACCAGATAAGTGCAGCCATTTTCATCCAGAAGCAGTTCATTTCTCGCATAATCATACGCATATTCTTTCAGTAATGGTAAATCAGTTACTTTTTTCGTATCTGTAACCCCAGACGCATCAATAAATGGAAAAATGCTCATCCTGCCACCGCCCTTCCAGCTATATAAAAGCCGCTTCCTGTCATGACAACCACCACCGTATCACCTTTCTTGATTACATATTTTTCATGGAATTCTTTCAAAAATTCATATGCTGCAGCCGGTTCAAACGGTGTTTCAAAGGGCTTTAAAATCTCATCACCGCCATCCGATGCCGCTACCGTCAAGGCCGGATTGATGTAAATGCCAGCAGATACTGTCTGCCCCTGCAGTTGAATAGACAAAGGCTTCACACTGATCACATCAGCCAGGAATGTTCCATCTACGCTTGCCTGAACCCCGCCACCGGAGTTTATATCCGCAGCTCCGCCACCGGATATACGTTCTTCAATTGCGTGAACCATTCGCACGATGTTATGATCTGTCATGTCAGTCCCTCCTACTTACTTTTCTTATTGTTTGTGTCCTTCTCGATTTCCTCCTCATCCATCAGATTTTCAAAAGCCAGGGTAAGATCCATTTGCGCTTTTCCATTGGTAAAGGTATGAGTATCGCTTTCTATGTAAAACTGTCCATACAGTCCAGAAACTTCATCCTGGACAATAATGGAATAGCCAGAGACCGCCCTGAAATCATTCGGTACTCCAGATACAGATCCAGAATTTTCTACAGAAACCAGTGCTTTTTGTGCTTCTGCTGAAATATCTTCTTTATCGCTCTGTTTCATAACTTTCTGAACCAGGCCATATTTTTGAATGGACTCTGCATCCTCTATCACCTTGATCTGATTTCCTTTACTGTTGGTGATAATTACACGGTTTACCAGGTTCTTTTATACTCTGTATCAATTAGGTTGTAATCTCCGGTCATCACAGCTCCACACAACGTCCCCTTTTCAATCACACAAAGCTGATTGATATTTTTAATCAGAGGAATGTATTTTGTACCATTCTTTCTGGCTGCTACTGTATAGGCCATCATGATTGCCTTATATGCCTTTTTTCCAAAACACGGTGATTTCACTACAACTCCATTGGTCGGAGCCAGTTCTCCGCAGGGAATATCCAGTTTCTGGCAGATCTGTGTGACAATACTTTCTGGTGTCCCAGAAAAGACCATATTCACATCAGACTGGTTCACGTAAAACAAAAGATCATATGCCAGATAACTTACCGTTTTAGAGCTGCCTTTTTTATCCGCATCAAATATAATCCCGCCGAAAATATTATTTCCTTCATTATCCTGCATGATAATTTCATCCCCAATGTCAATGGACACATTCGGGAATAGAGTATCTTTTTTGTTCTGTGCGATAGTGAAATTGACTTTTCTGGACACCTGGGAAGTATCACCAGACCAAGTGATCTTTTCAATTAGCTGGCTGATATCCTTTCCTCCTGTCAGTAATTTCATTCCTTCCACCGCCTTTATGCAGGAATCGAAAGCACAGTACCCGGATAAATCCAATGCCCGTTCCCGGAACTGCTTTTTCCATGGCTCTTGGCTGCCGCTTCAATCGTTCCGCTATTTGCACCATATATCTTCGTATACTGTGCCCCATTCCCATAATATTTCTTTGCGATCCCCCACAAAGTATCCCCGCTAACCACCGTATGACTTCCACCGGCGCTGGTATTGGGCCGATCTGTAAGACCATTGTCCCTGACCTTTGGTGTGATATTTACCGTGGGAACATTCAAAGTAACATACTCCGAAAAAGACATGGTATAATAAATATCCTCGTCTCCTTCATTTCCAGAATAATTCAGTTCATCCATCAGCATTGCCAGATTGATGTCCATGTCCGTTACAATAACACGAACCACCTTTTTTGATGTTTTCCACTCATCCAGCATGGTGATATAACCTTTCGGTGTATCTTCTGCTCTGCTGCTGAAAGGAGAATTTTCTGATGGGAAGAAGCTGGAAAACTTTGTGCGTTTTAATCCACAGTCTCCCGGAAGATTGACTTCTCCCATTTCCAGCAAAGTTATCGTCTGATTTAACTGTTTTGATGTAATCTCCACCGTTTTAGGGTTAATCGGGAGCTTAATGACTTCGCTCCGATTATCCACACTTAATTCAATGATTCTCTCTTCCATAAGCTCCCTCCTATCCCATATTTACAATTACTTCTACAAATTTCTTTGCTACTTTATCAGCCATCTCATCAATATCATCTTCTGACCGGACATTGATGGTATCTGCAAGTTTGGCAATCTGGACTGTAATGCTTCCGAGGAATCCTCTTGCTCCACCAGACGAAGTGCTGCCCGGTACCTCCATGCTGCTCCTGCTCTCCCTGATCCGGTCGATCAGAGCTGAAAGATGCTGGTCAATA